CCCAGACAGTATTACAGATATCTGGCTCTATATCACAATTTAGTTTCAACATTTCGATGTAGCAACCTAATTGTTTATCTGTTCTATAAGGTTCTGTCCAACCTGTTCTTTTCTTAAAGTCATATTTAGTATCTCCCTTAGTCTTGAGGTCAATCAATCTAATCTTCTTAGCCTTAGTGTCATACCCAATAAGATCCAACTGACCTCCTACATCCTTACCAGGATTGCTCATCATATACTCAACACCCATAGGTTCAAAATGTGTGAACAATTCGAGTTCAAACAACGGGATAGCCCATTCTTCATATTCACCCATATCAATATCATCAGCACCTAACATCTTCTGTTCTAAGCAGCTATGAACAGTTTCTCCTCTTGGTTGCCATATATGTCTCAATCTTTCAATATTCTTTTTGGCTTCTTCATCTAAATCACTACAAACTTGAGTAGTTGAATATTTAAGCCATTTATTAGACTTCTCACAAAAATATTTATGTGTTGCTTCATGTCTGAAGATAGGAAGTCTGGAAAGTTTTTGGATGGTGGTCATGATTAATTAAAAATGTGTTGGATAGTCTTTTGGATTGATTACTTCTACTTTCTCTTCAGCTGAAGGTGGTGGGGGTTCTTTAACCCTAGCAAGATTACGATATTCGATACCTTGATAACCTTGAGGAAAAGCAGGGTTGCCATTGCAGTTACTCACACATTCTGCCCAACCAGGAGGAGGTGTATCCAAATCTTCAAGAGTCCACATCATACGATCAGGATTTTTGGGATTAGGTTTCTTCAAACCATCTTTAAGAAGTTTAATTATGGATGCTTGATCAAAAATTCTTTCCATTAATTTTCTCCACTTGTTGCATCTAAGTTGATCCATTTGTTGGTATCTTCCTTATATTCCCAACAGCATTGATACTGATCAAGATATATATATCCGTCATAGGGATTATGAGGGAAATGAATTTTCTCATCAAAACCATAAGCATTCATCATTTTTGTGCCTCCTGACAATATTCTTTTAACTGATTACCATATTTTTCAATAACAACCAATCTTACTGTTTCTGGGATGTTTACATAGTTCGCAATAGGGTTGAATATGTTTTCAATAGTTTCAATCGCACCATACGCTTTACCATCTTCTTTTACCCAAGTTACGTTCACTAAAGGTTTTTCTGGATGCATACCACTTCCTTTGTTAAAAAAGAATCCAGCTTCCATTAATTCTATTTCTACCTTCATGATTCAAAACCTCCTTTCGCTGTAAATACTCTTTGTGCAGGATGATTGTTTTTTGGTTCTTCTGTAAATTTAGATTCCTTTATCTCATATATATCCTTCCATCCCCCTGCTATTGCCTTTTCAAGAGCATTCTTCTTGCCTTGAGGTGGAAATGTTCGTAACTTCTTAAAAATCCTCTCAGAAACGCTTGTAGAGCAAGTTGCCTTATTTCGATGTCTTATCGCCCACCATTCAACAATAAGATCAGCATATTCCTTAAGATCACCTGGAATCATATTTGGAGAAATTACTGAAGATGCAAAAGGATCTGATCCATTCGTTAATGCTTTAGGTTTTCTCTTTGTAGCACTTTTCATCTTCTGTTTAAGAATTAACCGAATAAACTGAGGTATTTTTAATTCTTCTCCTCTGGCCGTATCGAGATATTCATAAAGATCAGGTTCAAGCCAAACACAAACTTTAGTTTTTTCCATAAATAATCATGTGTACATTACTGACAGTAGATGATACTTATTTATATGTCAAGCAGATATTTTAAAAATTCTTCTCTATATCCTATGTAATATATATTTAATAATAAATTATTTATAAATGTATTATATATATTATATATATATTATATATATTATATATTTACTTACTTAATATATATTTCTTTTTCTTTTGGTTCTTTTCTTTTTCTTTTTTCCCATTCATAAGATATATATTTATATATCAAAATATGTTTAATTATATGAATCTTGGGTGTATAATGATCTTAGTTGCTGCTCCTTTGATAGAAATGTCATTGATGACTCTAAATGACACGCACATTTCATTCAAAGATGTTTATGAGTTCCCATCGAGGATGTTTGAGTGAGTCAAGGTTCATTTTCATGACCTAATTAACTCTTACATAAGCAATTAGTCATCTAACACGGATGATGTTTGGTTTATTTTCAAAAATACCTCAGACTATCAGGTTTTTACTTGATAGTCTTTTTATTTTGTGTTATATATATTTATATCTAATTGTATATTTCATGCCTCAAGGAAGACCTAAAACTGGTAATCATACCAAAATGATGATTAATTTTACTGAAGAAATAGCTAATGAACTTAAAAAAAGAAGTGAATTAGGTGGTTTGCCTATTTCATATCAGGTTAGAACAGCAGTTCAAGAATATTTAGCTAGAAATTAATTTTTAGAATATTTACCTTTTTCTATTAACCAATCAAATTTATTTATATGTGATTCACAATTCTGACATCTTTTTACTGTCCAAGATAGATGTCCTGTAGTTGTTATAAAATCACATTTAGGACATTTTAAAGTTGCTCCAGAGTATCTTTTACATCTGGAGTAACGTGTAATAGGTACAAATTCAGTCATTTTTGATAAGGTGTTTTAGTTTCATATAAGTCTTTATTATGATCCCACCATAGATCGATAATATATTTTTGATCACCGAAAAAATAACCTCTATCTGATTCTCTACATTCCTCAATATAGAACTCTATAAAAGGTTCATAATAATCTGGGTTTAGATTATTATCTTTAGCTAATTCTCTAGCAGCATCAGAACAATGCTCTTCAAATTTTTCATTGATATAAAGATTGTCATATTGTTCTAAAGTTTGGTTTTCTAGTGGGTTATCAATCATTTTTGATACTCCTTTACTTCTAATATTTCTACTGGTTCTAAAAAGAAATCATCTTCAATAGTGTTAATCACACAATTTTCTATCAATGGATCTCCATTAGGACATAACTCTGTATTTTCAGTATCTACTTCTACAAGTAGTGTTATTTGAATTTTTTTAATCATAGTTTTCGTTAGCGAATTTTCGTGTTTGTTATTTTTTAATGAAGTATTTAAGTCTATCTTCATATTTTTCGATATTGTTTAAAATTTCAATATCTTCGTTTTGCTCGTAATCATCACAATACTTATCGTATTGCTCCATATTACGATTAAACATTCTTTGAACTAAATCTTGTTTAATTTGATATTCAGATACTATTTCTAGCTTCCTATCTTCCTCCCAAGAGACTATATCAGGTTCATTAATGACTTCATCATACCAACCATAAAAAGTTGATTTATGAACATCATCAAATTCTCTCATACACCTTTTAACTACTTGATTCCTATTGAGTTTTTTAACTCGAATAAGTTCTTTCATTCTTTCTCTACAGGATTCTTTATTAGGGTTTTCTTTTACCATTATTGATTTTCCTCTAATAACTTTTTTTCTTCTTCAGTTAAGCAATCATAATGAACCCTATATGCACCATCTTTAAATTCAGATGGTTCATGATCTTGATAAACATCGTATGGTGTACAATCTTCATCTAAATGAATTTTTTCATTACATCGATCACATTCTTGAAAATTACATTCGGCACATAAGTAACCGATATATTTATCATTATCTGCTGGTAATCGATTAATATATAAACCTGATCCAAAAGCAGTAGATTTTAAACACTCAACGCATTTATCACCTATATCAACTTGTTTACATTGATAAATCATTATTTAACCTCCATAGCTTTTTTATATTCCTGCTCTAATTCCTTTTCAATTTCTTTCCATTCTTTAGGCCACCCTAAATAAGGTGTATTATTTTCTGAAAATTCATTAAATGTCCAGTTAAAACCTTCATTTAAAACCATAGCTAACATCTGTTTAACTGGTCTTGCATCTGCCTTGGCTAACGCCTTAATAGCTTTCTGTTGTACGTTTGATAAACGTAAATTTGATTCGTTCATGATTAATTAATTGTATAATTATATATTTTAGTATATACTATATTAGTATACTAATCAACCCTAATTCGCCTTTAATGTCTTTTATTAAAAATCTGATTCATGATCACAACATAAAAAACAATAATGAGTTTAAATCTTTCATTAAAAATCAAAAGTTATCTCAAGTTGATGAGATAACCCCAGATAATAACGATATGCTTTATAAATTATTATTCTTATTACTTTTAAAATCTAAACAGTAACTAGTTTTTTATTTCTTCTTATCTCTTTTAAAGCTTCACTAGCTTTTGTATTCTTCTCTTGAGTACCATGAAGTAATAAAGCGAATCCATTAGCACCCTTATCCATGTATGCGTGTGTATCATCGGTATCAATAGGCAAGTTTAATATTTTTGCTTCATTAGTTGAAAATACAACTTTACTGAATCTTTTAAAATAACCTCTATCAATCAAATAATCATATTTCCCACCATAACTTGCGGTTATTTTCATATTGTTAGGGATAGATCTATTTGTAGGATATAAAATAAGATTCTTACTATAAAAATAAAACGTCAAGTCTTTATTTAAGTTGCATACTTCTTTTAATGCCTCTAACTCAAAACGTGTATATATATCCCCGCTTTGATTCCATCTAACAAGATTAATATTTTTACTTCTTTTACTATTTAAAGACACATTAAAACATTCTACTAACCCCTTAAAATCATCTTTTTTAATATACTCATTCAATAAACCCGTATTATGTCTAGTAAGGTTATACAAACTAGGATATAAAGCCTCTAAACTTGCACTATAACAAGTAAATTCAGTATCCTTAAACCTTTTAACCGATCTCTTACCCTGGGCATTCATATGTGCATAGGCTTTACACTTGTTAGCACCTGGGCAAGTTAACCCACTACTTTTTGAGAAAGTAATAGTATTCTTAAGCTTAGTGTTATTAACACCAAACTTAAATAATTCTTTTTTCATTTTTTAATTAATAAAATAAGTTTTTAATTGAAAGTAAAAAAATACTTTCATAAAAGGATGTTTAAAACATCCCTTTAAGCAAGCATTATTTTTTTAAATAAATTTATCTCTTAATACGTCAATCATTGCTATATTCATTAAATTTTTATATCTAACCCTTAAAAACCCTACTTTAAAACGTTTTGCATCTTGTTTATTAACGATTGCACCTGATACAGTTACATTCAAATTTTGAAAGTCTTTATTTGCGTTGTAGTGTTCTAATATTTCACGTTTACTTTTAAAGTCACGCCCGTAGGCGTTACTTACTGTCAATGTGTGATTCATTTTTAAAATTTCTTTTTCACTAGTTGTTTTCATTTTTTTAATTAATGTAAGTTGAAATTAAAACTATTTATAAAAAATAGTTTTTTAAAACTATCTAAAATTTAATTAGATAGCTTTAAGAAACTATTATTTACTAACTTTAAAAAAGTCTTTTTCTAATAAATTTATAGTATGTTTTCTTAGATAATCCTCTAAGCAATAATGAAGTTCTAATCTTGCATCTTGCCCACTAACATAATTTATTTTATTTTCGCTTATCTTTAAACGTCCCGTAGTTCCATAGTTACCACTAATTAAAGGTAAGCTATCATTATTTAATAAAGTTCTATACTCTTTATAAATTCTTTTACTTAGTTTATTTTTTTTAACTTTCATATCATGAATTAACATTAATTCTGTACCACTAGCATAATTAATATCAACTAAGTCTTTAATAACTATTCTAGTGTGATACTTAACGTAATTTTTTAAATCTTTAATTGTTTTCATAGTTTTTAAATTAATAAAGTGAATAAAAAAAACTAACCCTATTAATAAGGGTTAGATATTGGATGGTTTATTTCTTCATTACTGATAATGTCATCATCAGTAATTACAAATAACTTGTCAAAGATTAAATCAAACATCTTTTTCTCTTTGTCTGTGATGTAATTAGCAGACTTTTGAACGGTAATTACAAGTGAGTTATATTCACTTGATGTTAAATACTTTTTTTTCATGAGTTTAATTGAATAAAATTGTATAAAGGTATATTTTATTATATACCTTTTAGCTCATTAAGTGCAAGAATTGTCTTGACTTGTTCTTGTTGGTAACTACTACCAGTTTTTAATACTTGAATACATGCTTCATTGTATTTACTGATGTTAACTTTACAGTCTGCAAAAGTACTTTTATTTAGACTTTCAGTAATAACACTAGTTAGAACTATCCCAGATAAGGCATAAAAGCCCGACCAAATAACAAAGTTTTTTAACATAGTTTTAATTAATTTAGTGATGTTTAGTTTTAGTAAGCTTGTAAAAGCTTATTAGTTGTAAAAGGTGTATTTATCTAATAAAGATAATTACACCCCCTAGAATCGATTTAGAGAGTGCTAGAGTTAGACTCTAGGTAGTGTGACATAGTCTTTAGTTATAGAATGTTTAAAGAATAATTCTTTATCAGTTCCATACATAAACATGTAATGGTTTATGTCTCTTGAAACTTTGTTATTTGTTTTAAGTGCAGTTTCAAAAGCTAGATCTGCATCAAACAATGTAGGAACAAATTGTGTTTCCATGGGAAATTAATAAGATAAATTTTCTAGGTACTAGATAAGTTTGTTTCTTATCTATACTATTATTATAGCATAAAATATAAAAGTATACAACTAAATACAACAATATAGCAATATTTTTACAAACTGTAACAATGGGGGTAGTGTTACAAAAATGTTACACAATATTTTGATTACCGAGGAACTTAAATATATTCTGCTTAACTTTTTGGTTCTATACGAATAGCAAGTTCTGGAGCTTGGATGTTGACTGTTTCAACGGATTCACCTACAACTTTGCCTAGGCTATCTAAGATTTGTGCAGCTGTTTGAAGTTGACCTTTTGATATTGCTTTGTTGAAAAGACGCATTCTCATTGCTTGTAAGCGAGGAATCATCTTTTCTCTTTCTTTGAGCCAATCTTGATCATTCCATTCTTTAACTTTATTCCAGTCTGCCCATCCTGTTGTTTCTGATATGCCTTCTCTATGTGAATGTTCTATTACTAGTTGTCTAGTAGTTTTACCTTCAAGCTGTTTTGAGTATAAACGTTGGCAACGAGCTTCTATAACTGCTCTTGAGTTAGTACCACCTGTATATTTTTGAACACGAGGTTTACGTTGAGGAGCTGGAAGGTCGTAATTTAGGTTGTTAATGAAAGATTCAGCCACGGACTTGGTCTTTGAGGGGGTTAATATTCTGATGATAGCCTTAAAAGTATGAAATGCGAAAGAAAATGAGTAATATTATGAAAAAAAGGGTTATATGAGTCTTAATGAAGTCAGTTTAAGGTATGCACAGGGGGAGGTGTTTAATAGTGAGAAAAGATTTCGGTTGCTGGTTGCTGGAAGAAGGTTTGGGAAGTCATATTTATCCTGTATCGAGTTGCTTAGAGGAGCAATCAATCGACCTGGTGAAGTTTATTTCTATTGTGCTCCTACTTATCGTATGGCAAAGGATATTGCGTGGAAGGAACTGAAGAGATTGACTCCTAAAACTTGGATTAAGGCTAAAAATGAGACAGATTTGAGGATTGATTTGATAAATGGATCAAGTATTGAGTTAAAAGGAACTGAAAATGCGATGGCATTGAGGGGAAGAAGTTTAGCAGGGGTTGTATTGGATGAAGCTGCGTTTATGGAAAGGGATGTATGGGCTGAAGTTATTAGACCTGCATTAGCTGATAAACAGGGATGGGCTTTGTTTATTAGTACACCTGATGGTACTGCCAGTTGGTTTTATGATATGTGGTGTTTTTGTGGTGAACAGGAACTAGATGATTGGCAGAGATGGAGTTTTACTACGATTGAAGGGGGTAATGTAAAGGCAGAAGAGGTCGAAGCAGCTAGGGGTCAATTAGATCCGAGAACATTTAGACAGGAATTTGAAGCTAGTTTTGAAAATCTTACTGGTTTGGTTGCTGTTAGCTTTGCTGATGAAAATATTAATAAGGAAGTAGCTGATTTACATATGCTGCCCTTGTTAATTGGGTTAGATTTTAACGTTGATCCTATGGCAGGAATCTGTGCTGTAAAGCATAATAATACACTATATGTCTTTGACGAGATTATGCTGACAGGTGGTGCTACTACTTGGGATTTTGCAGAGGAAGTAGTAAGAAGATATGGGGTAGATCGAAGAGTTATTGCTTGTCCTGACCCTACGGGTAGTGCAAGAAAAACTAGTGGGGTGGGAGTTACAGATCATACGATTTTAAGAAGGAATGGTTTTACTGTTATGAGTCCTAAATCTCCCTGGAGAATAAGAGATAAAATTACTGCTGTTAATACTGCTTTATATGATGCTGATGGAGAAAGAAGGACATTGATTCATCCTAGATGTAAAGAATTGATAAAAGCACTTAGAACTTTGACTTATGCACCGAATACTG